AATACATTTCTGTAAATTCAGCAGGATAAAACTCAAGTTTACTAGATATTTTTGTCATATCTACGCTATATACAAAACTTCCATCACATATAGATGTAATTCTACAGTAATCTGGGTCAATTTTTTGAATAAAAGCTGAGTTATTATCCGTTAATAATACACCATAAAATGCGCCATCTCTTAGCGCTACTAAAGTAGTAGTTCTTAGTAAAGATGCAATATTCATAAGCTCCAAAGCCTTAGATACTTTTTTATATTGCTTAATGAAATTTTCTTTTACGTCATCCTTTGAAAAACTCAATGGAGAAACAACGTAAGCTCCAACATATAATCCCGCATAATAATTTAGTAATCTACTATAATGCATTGAAGATAAATACATATAATTCGATGCATTTCTTAAACTTTGTTCACTACTTGATTGCGATGGCGATTGTAACCACTTTATAATATTTTCTCTTGAATATAATGAATAAGTATAATTCTTTTTAGATGAACTATTTTTAGGATTATTTGTGATTTGTTTTATCAACTCACGGGCAAACGACGCAGGCATTTCCATCAAGTTGGTTCTATTGCTCAACTTTTTTGGATTGCTGTAGTAAAATTGCCTTTTTGTTTTCTTTTTATTAGTCGTTGGCATTTTATTTCTCCTTTATAGTTTCTTTTTTAATATTGGTGCCCTAAACCTAAAGACAGAGGCGCCATTTGCTTTTTTACTTTCTGTAATGGCAATTTCTCTTTCTATTTGCTTTGACACATATAAGTTATAGCTTAAACTACTATATCTATCTTTTCTGTTTCCAGCCTTTTCTTTGACTTTAACAACATTGTTTTTGGTTTCATATTCTAGGTTAATTAATTCGCTAATTAATAAAGTTGTGTTTATGTAAGGCAACTTTAACCTCAGAGCTTCTTCTGGAGATAAGTTTTTGTATCCTTTTAGGTCTTGTAAAAACTCATCTGCATCTTCTTCATTAAATGGCAATCTAATTTCACCCCTCTTGAAGCTTTCTCTTAACCCCAAAGCACATTGTGAGTTAAAATCAGGACTTCCCATAACAGCCCAAATTACTTTTTTGGCATTATGAACACAACATCTTTTAGCAATCTCATCATTATTGCAGCAGGATAGTGCGTCGTATGTATCTCCAGTATTTGGGTTATACATATCAGCCATTAAAAGGTCGATTATCGATAGCCCAAAGCTTTTGCCGTCTATTACCAAGTAATCACAGTCAAATTCTTCGAAAAGTCTGCGTATATTTAAAGCCTGCGTATCAGTACGCAAGCCCTCGTTGTTTTCAGTATATACAATATTTTTTATATACTTCCCGTTACCTATTGGTAACATTTGATTTATAAATATTGATGTAGCGTCATTCTTCCTCTTTGAAGAAGACATTAGCGCTATATCGGCTGACAAAATTCTTTTTTCTCCCGTTAATTTAGGCGGGATTTGAACCCTTTTGTCATTAATTTTTTCTATTTCAGATTTTGGATAAAATACCCATTTGATTTGCCTTGTTGGCTCGATTGTGTCATATTGATATAGTGCCCCATCGGTTCCAGACCAAAACAGCGAAAGCATTTCGTGTGTCCACGTTATTTCGTTCGTTGTATTGTCTGCTAAATCAATAGCAACCCTGTCTCTAGCAAGCAATTTTTCTTTTATTGCTATTTGATATGGTAAGCAACAAGCAAAGCAATTTGTAGCTCCACTTATCATATTTGTTGCTGTTGATTTTAACAAGTCATATGCCCACGAAGATTTATACCAAGCTGACGATAGATAGACTTCTTGACACGGTTCGGTTTCATATTCAGCATACAATTCTTTGTCTTGCGCTCCGATATGCCTTCTTGCTGTCAAAAACTTTCTAAAAACTGAAGATACTAACGCAGGGTCAACCAATCTAAATTCATCTATTACTATAACTTGTGCCCTGTATCCTCTTGAATTTTCGTTAAAGCTTGCAACAAAAATTTTAGAGCCATTCTTAAAAATTATTTCGCTGTCATATTGATTCATTCTAATATCTTCTACTTCATTCTTGAATAAAGGTGAATCAACCATAAATATATCTTTAATTTTACCAAGTATTAGCTGCCCTTGTTTTCTCGTTTTTGATGCAGTAACCACCGTGATGCCAGGATATAAAATACATTTTGCAGACGCAAAAAGAGCCGTAAGGTATGTTTTACTCAACCCACGACTTCCTATGAAAACGCTCATGTCTCTAGAATTCATCATTAAAAGAACGATTTTCTGGAAAAGCTTTAACTTTATTCCGTAAAAATCTTCTATAAAACGGTCAATTCTTTTCCTATAATAAGCAACCCAACGCTCGCAACCTTCTAAAATCTTCTCCGTTTTGCTTCTATTCATTGTCATCACCGTTGCTTGGAGGATTAACTGTATATTTAGACAGTTCATCGTCGTATTCTTCTTCATCTGGATTTCTTCCGCCAAGAGCTTTGGCTAAGTGTCCAGAAAACCAAGTTCTCAAATATTTTGCCATCTTTTTGTCTTCGTATTCGTCTAATAAAGATGCGCTTACAGGTCTTTCGTTTTCCAATTTTTTTATCCAAGAACCAAATGATTGTTGTGAATCCATGAGCGAGGCATCAACCTGCGTTGGTTTTAAATTTGCTGAGCCTAATAAATCTTGGAAAGCCTTCATGGCTTCGGCAGTAGACTTTGTGTTACCGCTTTTTTCAGCCCTTCTAACTCCCAATTGAGCAATACTCAACATTTTCATAAGCTCCATTTGGGTTTTTGTTTTACACTCATTTTTAGCAATCCAATCTTCGTATTCTCTTTGCAAAAATCTAATTTCGTCTATCGTATATGTATTTATCCCTCCCCAGAAATCTACAGTCTCCTTATCTATTTCTAGGCTTTCTTTTATGTCGTCCTTTTGTATTTGTTCAAGGAATTTGCTATCCTTGATTTTGCCGTCATTTAACGACCTTTCCTTTATTGTATCGTTATATGTAGTTCCTCTCTTTTTGAATTGAAACATATTCATTCTCGCTGGGTACATAGAAACTCTTGAATACCCATTTGAAGAATCTGTTGTAGTAGCAGCAATTTCTGGCGAATAGTACCAATCGAATATTCTGCAACAATGCTCAAGCGCATGTTCTTCATTCCCCGAATAGAACTCAATTAACTTCAAATAAAGTTGGTCAACACACGTTCTACAAATTGTCAAATGTCCATTATTGTTTGCGTATAATATTGAATTTGTAACTGGGAAATGTCCATTCTGACTTTTATATTCTTTTCCACAGCACGTGCACTTATATAAACCTTTTTCCTTTTGGGTTATAGGGTTAATTTTTGCATTTGGATTAACCTCTATGTTTTGACCACCTAATCGAGCAAGAGTCTCGGCTTTTAATGGTCTTCCAACTCTTCCTGCCATACCTCTTCCTCCTTGTTAAAATAAATCATCAACGTCTTCCTCGTCGTGATTTATTACATAAATTCTTGTTGTTTCTGCTGACTCGTGTCCAAGCAAATGTTTTACACTGTTAATATCAACCCCATCTTCCATTATTGCCTGTGTAGCTCTCGACCTACGTATACTGTGAGGTGTAAATCTTCTCCCCACAATTGGTTCAAATACTGTTTTTGCCCAATTATTAAAAGTAGTTTCGCTAACTTGTCTAACATCGCCGCCATAATTCGAAACAAACATATAAGGGCAATCATCTTCCCCTCTTTCCTCGACCCATTTTTTTAATGCGTTCATGGCTTCTTCGCCAAAAGTTAAACTTCTAACCTTTCCTACCGAAGAACGCCCTTTACATCTAATAGGTTTGGTTTTATAATACTTTACTTCCTTTGCAGACGAATTTCCTTGCTCGTCTACAACGGTCTTATATTTGATGATTGGAGACGCATTGATAACGTCTTTTGTTAATTGTCTGCTTTCTTCTCTTCTACAACCCGTCTCAAAAGTAAACAATATATAAGCCTTTTTTTGCCATTCTTTCATTTCGTCTAATTTTGCAACTAAATTTTGAAATTCTTCTTTTGTTAAAGGCTCTTTTTCATATGTAAAAGATTTTTCTGGTCTTTTAATACTCTTATTAATAAAATTTCTAAACATTGGATATTCATCGTGATAATAAACCTCAATATACCCATTTATACTGCTAACAGCAGCTCTTTTATTGTTTACATCAGCGGACGAGCATCCTCTATTAACTAGCCAATTTTGAAATCTTTTGTATTCCAATGGCTTAATTTCTGTTTGTGGTTTGTTCCCCAAATTTTCCATTACCCACACAAACCAAATTTTTAAATTTGATTCATAAGATTTTTTAGTTTTTGGCGATAATTCAATTGAATTATTTATAAAATCTTCCAAGAGGGTACGGTTTTTTTTACAAACATTCTGCCATTGCTCTAACGTAATGTGTTCTAATTTCTTCACAATTCCTTCCCTCCTTTTAAATGTTAGTCATTTATATCACATGTTACGGACTGTGTGAATTTAATAATTGTCCTTTCTGGAATCGTAGTTATTTCTCCAGTCCCAGGATGTTTTACTTTTTTTTCTGCAGTCTTTTTATGCTTAAACGTTCCAAATTTATGGATAGATATATCAATCTTGTCCTCATAAAGCGTCTTTTTTAAAAACGCAAATACGCTTTCGCAAATGCTTGTAGCATCTTTTACTGTAATATCATAATGTTCTGCATACGCTCTTATAAATTCTTTAGCGTTCATTCCCTTTGCTCCTTGTTTTACATTTTGTATTAAATACTTTAATAATTACTCTAATCCAATGTCATATAAACATTTTATAGTTGATTTATTGTTTGTAATAACAACCCATTGCTCTGGCCTTCCAGATATTCTGTGGTCAATGCAATAATTATCCATACCGATTGCGCTACCGCATTGAATTATTTTCACTCCGTGTTCTGTATTCATAGCGTTGTGATGACGATGACAAATAATAATTCCGTCTGGCTTAACGCCCGTCATTAAAGTTAAATTCTTAACCACATTTGATAAAGAATCTTTATCGCCGTGTACGCCATAAAACAATTT